CAGAAACGCAGGCGCCACCTGGCCGGCACCCGAGCCCGCCGTCACGTAGAACGTCGGCAACCGGAGCGACAATTCCGGGATTTCCCGGATGATCACGCCGTTGTATAGGAGGTCGCCGTCGACGAAGATCGGATTCTTCAGGTAGCCCTGCTGCTCGCGCGCCCGGCTGTTCTGGTTGGCCGTCTTGATGTCGGTATCGTTCTGCGCGTCGCGGAATTGCTCCTGACCGACGAACAGCACGAACCATTCCGTACCGTTTTCCTTCAGCTTGAAGGGGCGGATACGCGGATTGGCCTTCTTGGCCGACCGCTTCATCCGGTTGACCAACGCGCCCGACAGCGTCATCGCGGACGTGATGTGACTCATAGACGTCGCGAAGTCGCCGGCCGCGAGGTTCAAGCCGTTGCCCGAACCGATCAGGATTCGGTCGGCATTGTCCGTGATCCAGGTGTTGCGCTGGGCGGCGGTCGCGGCATCGAACAGGATACCGTTGACGCGCTGTCCGAGCGCTGATCCGAGCCCGACAGGCGCGGCTTGAGCCGGCAGTGCATAGAAGCCATCCACCAGCTCGTCACGCTGCTTTTCCTGACCCCAGTCACGGAGCGCCGGCTGAAACTCGCCGAACAGATCGATCGACGACTTGTTCTCTTCGGCGTTGTTGACCACGACAGCATGCCGCGCCCAGTCGATCCAGAACCGCGTGCCCTGGTTATCCATCGACTCTTCGTTGCCGACCAGCGGCCCGACACCGACACCCTGGGCATTGAGCCGGGCGCGGAGCGGAATGTTGATCTGCTCGCCGCCCATCTTGCCGCCCTTGTTCAGGTCGGTGATCACGCGAATGATCGCGTTATCGGCTGGGCTCATATAGGGCGAGAAGAGATTCTCTCGAACGTATTCCCGGTAAAGCTGCTTCCGGAAAAAGATGAGTTTGTTGTTGACTGCAGTTGTCGTCAGCGCCATGGGGCTGGGTCCTTGAATGAGGCCCGCGCCAAGACGGCGTTAGATTGCAAACCGGCCTTGCTGCGCCCATGGGCGCGCAGGCATCGTCATTTTGGAAAATCGCTGTCTCAGCGCCAGGCGGCGTCAGCGACCGCTTGATCGGAATCATCGGAGCCGCGCGCGTCAGCACGGCTTGCGCCAAGGTTGGAGCCATGGCCGTTCAATGATCTCGGTAAGCGGGTGGTGGTACGCGGTCGACCATCATCACCGGTTTCGGCTTCCGCTCGCAAATCGGCGAGCATCTGCTTCTTGAACTCCGGGTCTTTCAGCAGGGATTCACGCAATTCGGCCTTGTCCGCTCGATGAACTTGCCGGGATCGTCTCCGACAAGCGCGAGCGTCTCCGACCGCTTGTGCCAACTCACCAGCGCCTCGCCGGGATTGGGCGAGGCATAGATGCGTTGCACGGCCGCGCGGTCATCGGGGTTGTCCGGATTGAGCTTGTTGATCGCCCCCCAGGCACTCACGAATGCGTCCTTGTGGACCACATGCGCAATCGCCATCGAGTTCTCAACCCGCATGTTCTTGATCTCGGTCTGCAGTGGCGTGATCTTGTCGTTCACACCCTTGTCGACATAGTCAAAAACACCATCCGGATTTTCGAAGATATCGGGACGAACCGGCGCTTTCGGCGCTTCGGCCACCTTCGGCGCGGCTTGCGGGCCCCGCTTCAGATCGGCCACCTCTCGCATCAGCAGCGTAAGCTGATCGGCGACCGATTTGGAATCTCCGGTCGCCTTGTCGAGTTGCGCCTTCAGCGCGTCGCGTTCGGCTTCGACCAGACGAGCACGCTCGTTGGCCTCGCGCAAACGTCCCGCCGGTACGCGGCCCTGCACCTCGGAAGCATCGACCTTCGGAGCAACCGGCTCCTTAGTCTTGTCTTCCTTGGGTTCGGTCTCTTCCTCGCCTTCGGACTCCTCGTCACCTTCGGCATCGTCGCCGTCGGCATCGTCTTCGTCTTCAGGTTCGTGCTGACCTTCTAGGCCGTCGCCCTGATCTTCCAGCGAACGATCGCCGGTCTGATCAAGCGCTTCCGTCTCTTCGTTACCCCACGCGTCTCCCGCGATCTCTTTCTCGGTTTCGATCATCGCACTGGAGATTGCGTCGATTTGTCCTGCCATGATTAGTCGCCTTCTACATTCGCGTTATCGTCCGCGAGAACGGCAGGCCGCATGAACACGCCGGGCCTGGAGGTGAAGCGTTGCGCCGTATGGAGGACGCCTGCCGCGGGTTCAAGGCCGGCAACCCGTAACTGCCGTGCATCGTTTCGTGATGCGGACGAAACTCGTTAATTCGGTCGCTGCTCGAGCGGCGCGTCTTTCTCGCCGGGATTGGCTTGATCAAGCGCGGCCTGATCCAGCATCGCGATGGAATGCTGCAGCACGTTAATCAGCATCTCGGCTGCGGTCCGCGAACAGCGCAGATGCGCCGTGCAGGCCATGTCGGCCACGACCGTGCCATCCGGTTTCGGCATCAGCATGCGGGCGGCGAGCTCGATCTCGATGTTGCCCGAGAAGGTGCCGAAGACGGGGACGCCGTCGAAATACACGACTGGCGCGGCACCGACGTTCTTCAGCATCGGCGATGACGTGGCCGGCGAGGGGGTTTTGGCTTTGATGGACATGTCAATCCTGTGCGATGCCGATCGAATATACCAGATCGGTCGTCGTCGCTGGGGTTACGGTGCCGCCGACCACGATGCAGATGTAGAGATTGGTTGTGCTTTCTTGATTCTGAACGATGAGCGGACTTTGCTGCGATGCAGATGTCGCGGTCGCACCTGCCCCGACGACGGCCGGAGTGAGTACAGGAGGTGTCGTCGGAACGAGCTTGGCGATATCGGCGGCTCCAAGCACAAACGCCGATTTGTCGGTACACGTCGATGCCGAAGGATTCGCCTCGAAGATATAGAAGGTCAGGGGAGTCGTGGCGCCGCCCTTCGACCAGACCGAGACATTATTCAGAATCCCGGAATTACGCGCGGCCGTCCGGAATGCCGTTGTGATCGTCTGCAGTCCCCCGATCGCATTGCCGGACGAGTATGCCGCGTTCTGCACCGTCGGGGTAAATGCCGGACTGATGTCATATCCGCCGACGTTTCCTACCACCGGAGACGGCGCCGCGGTCGGATCGTTGCATGGCACGGCCTTGGCCGACGCGTTTAGGCACAAGCCGAGCGATCCATTGACGCCGCCGCCGCCCGGCGTGGCGAAATAGGTGTCGGTATTCTGTGCGAGCGCCGGCAGCAGCGGGATAAACAGGCCCGCGCCGATCAGCAGGATGGACAGCGGCAGCAGTAACAGCGGCATTCTCATTGCAAACCTCGTGGTTGAGCGGGTGCACCCATTTGCGCGGCAGGCGGCGGCATTCCCGGCTGTTGCTGCGGCGGCATGAACTTCTGAAACACCTCATGCGCCTTGAACAGCGAATCGCGCACGAACTCGGCCGCACCCAGGTCGCTTTCATGCGCCAGATGCCCGGCGCGTGCGGCTTCCGTGGTCACCTTGGCGCGTTTCTCGGCCGCGGTCGCGAGCGCCTGCTCGGCACCGGCCAGCGTCTTCTGCGTCTCGGCTGCGGTCTTGGCGTTCTTGGCGGTAAGCCCTTCGAAGTTGAGCTTGGTCGTCATATCCTGAATCTGTTTCTGTTCCGGCTTCGGCGCCATCATCTGCAACAGCCGATCCTTTTCCGATCGGGGCAGGTTCGGATTCATCTCGATCAGCACCTGTGGCGGGAAGGTGCCCGGCGGATAGCCCTTCAGCATCTCGTAGGTTTCCTGCATCATGCTCATGATGTCCGGACCTTCGTCGAGCGCGATATCGACGTCAAGCTGGCCGACCGCATTGACGATCATGGGGCGATTCCATTGGTCCAATTCCAACCCGTTCAACTGGATGAACTGCGCCATCTTCTCGTTCGAATTGACCCTGATCCAGCGCTCGGCCTGCCAGTGCCGCTGCACCGCGCACCAGATTTTCCGATACAGGTTCAATTTGAACATCCGATGCGCGAGCACGAACGGACCGAGCTCGGCCATGCCGGGTTCACGCAGGATCTCCAATGCCTTGCCGGAGATTTGCCCAATCCCTGGGATCGCCGCGATGTTGGCGTTGGCGAAGCCGTCGAGCTCGGCCTTGGCATCGTCGGTGAACGCGGCGAACGTCGCGATATCCGGGTGCGTGTCGTCGACCTTGAAATCCTTCTGCGGGTTCTTCTCGACATAGCCATCGTGCCGCGCCACTTCGCGACGCGCGGTCTCGACGTCGTCGACCGCGCCTTTGTCCGCGATCACGCGCCGCGAATTGGCCAGTGCCAGCGTCTTCGACTTGCCCTGGTTCAGCGCGTCCTGCGGGCCCTTGAAGGTCCGCACGAAGCCGTAGCGGTCGCCATCCTGATCGATATTGGCGCAGAACATCTCGAAGGACGAGGCGCTGTTGCCAGTCTCATCGAAGAACGGAGAGATTCCCTGGTCGATCAGCGTGTTGGCACAATAGAACGCCCAGCACCATTTGCCGTTGTGCTTGTACCAGTGCTCGACGAGCCGCAGCCGCTTTGAGTCCGAGATAATCCACTTAATCTCACGATCCGCATTCGTAGTGAGATCGCTGTCCCCCATGAACAGCCCTTCGATGATCTCCCGCTTGTCGGGGAAGATTTCGACGGCGGCATCAAGGTCCAGCCATTTTCCGATGCCTTCGTAGCGGACATCCTTGAAGTCGAATCGGTAGCTGCGCGGATCGTAGAAATATTCGTCGCCGATTACCCAGTGCACGCCGACGTCTGGATCGCCCTTGTCGCCTTTCTTCAGGACGATCTGCACGCCGCCAATGCCATCGATCGCGGTCTGCAGCAGGCACCAGTAGTTGGTCGAGTTCTTGAACTGGCTGCCGTCCAGGACGCTGCGAACCGACTCGGTCGCGACCTGGGCTCCCGCCTCGCTCTTCGGGTTGCGGCCTTCCGCCTTCGGGTCGGCGCGCCTGCGCTCGACGACGCCGATGATGCCGTTGATCTTGCGCCCGACCCGGTTCCAGATCTGGACCGGCTGATGCCGCGCTTTCAGGATGCGAAGCTGATCGGCCGTCAGTTGCGCGCCGTGATAGTAGCGCCGGGAGTCCTTCTGCTCCTCGATTTCCTCGGTCTTGCTGTCGAGATAGTCGAGATATTGCTGCCGCAGCGTGCGGACGTCGAGGAACTGATCGTCGGACACTTCGCCGCGGTTGGCGTTGCGCTTGTCCTCGTCTGGGTTATGGTCGACCTGCGGCTGGCCGAGCGGCATCATCCGCTGCGCATCGGCGCGCAGCATGCTGGTGGCGAGAGAGGAGGCGGGAGGCGGCATGGATTCTATCGGCCGAGCTTTGCCATCTGCTTCGGAGAAATGCGACCGGACTTCGCAAGCCGTCCGGCTTGCTCCGCGATCGCCTTGAAGTCGTCGGCCTTCTCGCTGGCCATCGCCTTGACCTCACCCATCAGTTTCTTGTCGTGAACGATATCGCCGGCTCGCCGCAGCGTCGAGAGCGCGTCTTCGACTTCCCAGCGTCGCTCGTGCGCCTTGTGGCTCTTGGACGACTTATTCATTGCCGACGTCGCTGGTGATGCCATCGCACTCGCCTCTCGAATTGGTGGCCGGCTTCTTCCGATTGAACGCTATCAATGACCCGGACCATACATATCCGGCCCTTCACCCCACGTCCATGCATCGGAAGCGTGTTGGACTGCCCGCCGGCCGAGGGGAACAGCCTAGAGTTGGGGTGATGGGTAATTCCTATTCGCTCTTCGCCATGATCTTTTCGAATTGCTTCTCGGAAATCTTGCCCTTGGCGCGCATGGCTTCCGCTTGCTTCTGTTCCTTGGTCAAGGGCTTGTCCTCGAATTTGTCTCCCAAGAACTTCGCAAGATCCTCGCGCGCCTCATCTAGAGAGCTGGCGGCAACGTCGTGATCGTGACTCTCAATGGTCTCAGCGATCTTTCGGCATTCGTCTATTGCTTCTTGATGCGTTGATCCGATCGCAATGACCGCTCCGATCTCCGAACCAGCGGCCCGGTCCGGAACATAATAGTATTTTCCGTCAATAACCGCCGCGTTCCTGATCTTGATGTTATCACGGTATTTTTTTGGGAAGCTAAGAGATAGCCAGTTCGTCATCGCCCATTCGGACGTGATGATCAACTCCGCTCCCCACGTCGATATGTATTCCGGCTCTATAAGAATCCCCTCCGAACCATGCCAGATGATATCGGCCAGGTTTGCGATCATCACCTGATAGAACTCGCTCGGCGGCGATCCGCAGCGCGCGCACGGATCGATCAGAAAATTTCCATCACCATTGCACCGAATCTCCGTCGAGATAAAGCCGCGATACTGGTAGCCCTTGAGAACCGGCGAAAGCTTGTCATTGACGCTTTTCACGCCGTCGGGCAGATCGTTATATCTAAGCGCCCGGCCGACGTAGGATTTGCACTTCACTTCGACGCCGACAATCGCCTGTTTTGCGTAGCGGCCATCAACCGTGTAGCCGTCGTAACCGACCTCGCAGGCATTATTGATGGCTTGCTCGACGATGAATTTCATCGTCTTCTTTTTTGCACCCAGAGAATGCTCGAGATGGTCTAGTCTCGGTTCAGCGAGGGAGTATGTCTTTGAGTGAAACGTCTCCATGTCTCCGCGGGTTGCAGAGATCTTGACCCACTGGTCGTCGTTCTTTTTCAGATATTTGCGAAGATCATCGAGGCCATCGACCACGGCATACGGACCGATATCGATCCCGATCTTGCGGGCCAATTCCTTGGATTTGACACGATCGAGTTCGAGTTCTTCTCCGAGTCGCGACCCCCATACTCGTTTTCCAAGCGAAATGAGATGCTCTTGAAGATGCCCTTCGTAAACGTCCGGAAACACGAACAAATCGATCTCATCCAAGTAAGGCCAGATCGTTGAAATTCGCTCGATTCCTTCCAAGCCTGAGCCGATCAGGAGTGCGTTTGATTTTGGATAGCCATCCTGCCAAGGACAGTAATAGAGCACCCTCCCGAAGTCCTTTGCGAGCGTCACGGCGAGCTCGACGAAAAGGCCGTAGTCGTAGACACAGATGCATCGATTTCGATGTCCAGCCACTAAATGACCTCGTGATATTTTAGGCCCCTGGAAATCTGGTTCGTCTCAACTTCCTTCGGGTGAAACATCTTGCTGGCGAACGCCACAACAGCATCCACCTCGAACTTTCGGCAACAATAAATATCAATCGAAATGAAATTCTTTGGGATCAGCGTGTGAATTTGAATCCCGCTTTCGATCATCGGAACCCACCCGGATAGTCCGGCCTTGTCGGGAAACGAATCCGGGGACCGAAAGATATAGGGAGGGGACTGCATCGTCATGCCGAGGTGAAGTACGAGCCCCACGAGAAAATCGTAGCAGAGCGTGAGGTCATTCGACGCTCCTTCTTGGCATCCGTATAGATCAAGCGTAACCAAATATCCAAACGGATCAATGACATATCCAGTCACGAGGGATATATTTCTTCGGCTTTTGCGATTACGTCCTGCCATCCGACTATCTATCGACCGTGATATCGGTACCGGGGTAATACCCCTTGATTGATGATATTAAAAGTTGTACTGTCCATGATTATTCCCTCATAAGAGGTGGTGAAAAAATGACCAATTACAGCTTGGAATGGATAGTAAACCAGATTCTGTATTGGCTTGATCCGTATTGGAATTTCTCGACGAACGAAGAAAAAATTACCGAGCTGTTATTTTTTGCGGCGTTCGCCTGCTTCGGCATCGTGGTCTTAGGTCACCTGATCGTCCTGTTTTTCAAACCGTGCCAAACGCCTGACTGATCAGTCGCCATCACATCGGTAAATACATTTGCGGCCAGCCAGGGAGTTTTCCTCGCCTGTACATGGCGCTCGCGTGCGTGAACGACACCGACGGCATCAGATCTGGAAGGCGCGGTAGCGATCCGTCCCTGCATCGAGGTTCTGACGATCCTCTATAAAGCTGTAATCCGCCCGCGCAGTGCACCATCCAACCGAACAAGGGATGGCTAAGTTGCTGGTGGAACGGCACCATCATCACGACGCACAGCGCGGTCAGGGCGTACAAGGAAATTGAGAATTTCACCTCAATAATCTCCCAAATGCTTCTTCGCGGCCTTCTCGGAGATCATGCCGCGGCTCGCCGCGCGCTTGGCCTTCTTGCGCATCGACTTGCCGGGCTTCTTGCCGCCCTTGCCCTTCGCCATGAACGAGGCGTCCTCGTTCGGCTTGCCGTCGGCGTCCTTGTGATCAGTCGACATCTCGCGCTCCGTTTTTCCGCGGAAGGTGATGGATTTGTTGTTCGAGGCGGTTTCGGTCTCAGCCATGTTCCGGTTCCGGAGGAGCGTCCGAGTGCCAGGCCGATCCAATGCTCTTCGGAGCGGCCGGCAAGGAAACGAGAGGACCGCTCGCCCTGACCATCACCATGTTTACGGGTCTGACCCACCATGTGACGCCGTCGAGATCGACGATGAGCGCTTCCTTGTCGACAACGAGTCCGGGCGGCAACCTGGGCTCCTCGCGCTTCTGCTGCATGTTATCCTCCATCGTCACTCTCCCGTCACCGCATAGCTTGGTTTCAGCCTTCATTTGAGGCCGTGCTGATCGTTTCGATAATTAAGATAGGCGCCAATCCCTACAATGAGGATTAGAATTGGAAGTGATAACGTCATGCTCTACTTCCCCGTCACCGCATAGACCTGAAGCCGCTTACCGACGCCCTCACGAAACCTCGGTAGGAACGGATAAGCTCGATGTGCTGCCCGCAAATACCCGAGGCTTTGCGCGATCGGCCTCTGTTGCCACCCACGCGCGTAATAGCTTTCCGCCGTCGAGAGCGCCGTCACGGCTGCGAGCGTCACCCCCAACAAGATACCCCGCACACAGAGCGCCAAGGACGACGGTTGCTGGATCGTGGAAGGGCATGGCGAACATCGAAAGGACGGCGAGGCCGGCGAGGATTCCGAGCTCGGAACGCTCACGACCGGCGAACCAGATCGCCAGCGCAAACGCGAGGAGAAGCGCCACGGCTGGAACGCCGCCTTCAAACGCAAAGCCGAGCAATTCATTGTGCGGATGCTCCGGACGAGTATGCCGCGCGAAAATATCGAAATAGTGGAACCATTTGATAAAGTCCTCGCGAAACGCGCCCAGGCCGTGGCCGAACCAGTTCAGGTGATCAATGGTGTCGTGCCATATCATCAGGCGCTCGTTCGATGAGGGATCAAGGTGAACCTCATAGAGCGGCGAGAATAGCAGAACTGCGATTCCCACGAGCGCTGCCATCGCCGCCCAGAACCAAGCGAACCGGCTCCCCGCCATCCATCCCAAGATCAGCGCCAGCCATGCCGCGCGCGATGGCGCCAGGATCAGCGCCGGCAATACCAGCGGCAGAAGCACCCACAGACGCGGAAGGGTCAATAGACCTACCCCGACCATCGCAGCGACTGCGGCTAGGCTGTTGCGGTTGAAGAACAACCCCGCACAACAGCCCTCATGTTGAGGAATCCCGCCATAGCCGAAATGCTGGGCGATCGCGAAAGCGGAATTGACTCCGATCCCGATCGCGGCGCCGGCCAGAAGGCCGTCAATCCGCAGCATCGTCGATCCGAGCGCAAACGCGGTGGCTGCGATCACCATCTGCAGTGCAGCGTCTATCCCGTCCGCGCGCCCGTCGGCGCCGCCATCGTTCCAGATCAGGCTCGCGAGCATCCATCCGACCAGCGCCAAGCCGATCCAGTGCGCCGCCGTCATCCGCACGCGAGGCGCTGCGAACAGCGCGATCGACAGCAGCGCGGCGACGTCCCAGCGCGGGGTCGTGGCGATGCCGGCGACGCCGGGCCAATAGGCAACCATCAGGGCGAAGGCGAAGAGCGGAGCGAGGAATTCAGATAGCATCGACGCGCCGGATAACCGTACCATTCGCCGTACCGGATGATTGCACCTCGGGTAATGATTCGACTTCCCGGATCGCTATCCCGTTGTAGATCACATCGCCCTTCTGATACGGGCCCCAGTCTTCATCGACAATAACCACCACGTCCCAATCCGAACCAGGACGCCATCTCGCGGAGGAACGCCACTCGTTCGCCTCGACGCGGCGCTGCCTTTCCAGTTCGACGTCGCTCTTTACGAACATTCCTCATCCTCCCGGCTCGGATCATCGCAGTCACCGCGCCATTCGTCGGGACCATCGTCTTCGTCATCGATCGGAAGTTTGCCGTAGTCGTCTTCGGGCATCAGGCGGCGGCAGCGTCCGGCTCCGGCTTGGTTACGCCGAGCAGATCACGCAGCTCGACCAGCATCCCGAGCGACACCGGCGCGTTGTGTGAGTGCGCGTGTTCGAACTCGCCGAGCAGGATCGCGGCGCGCTCCTCGCGGGTCGGTTCGGGCGTCGGGACAAATTCAGTCTTCAGCGCTTCGGCGCTCTTCGCGTCTTCCGTCATGATCTAGTCCTCCTCAGAAAATCCTTCAGATACCATCGCCCCAACATCGGCTGGTGTACGTAGAACGTCGGATCGGGCTCGCGGCCGTTATTGGCGTCGACCTCAGCCTGAGTGATCACATCCTTACGGTTGAGATCAATGCGCTTGTACGGAGAAACGTTCCCGATCGGCTTGATGTCGCCGGGGATCATGCGCGCATCTGCCATGCCGCTAACTCTTGCCATCTTCGGGCAAAGGGGAGTTCGACAACCGATCGATCACCTTCACGGATTCCTCGACCCCTTCGATGATCTGATCGTAATAGGCGTGGTGTTTGTCCTTGGCAACATCGCGCCTCGTACGCGCCAGTGCGATCTTCTCCGCGATGCCGTCGAGAACCGCCTCGGTCTCCTTGGTGAAGTCCTGTGCGCTTTCCGTCAGCGCCGCCATCTTGCCGGTGAGGCTCAATTTGCCCTCCTTCACCATTTCCTTGACGACGCGCTTGATGATGACTTGGTCGGCTTGCCGGACGACCTTGTCGGTCAGTCCATCGATCTCCTTGATGATCTGCTGGCCGGCGTGGTCGGTTGCGGGATCACGCTGCATCGTCGACCCCTCACAGCGTCACCGTGGTGTCCTCGTACTGATCGTAGCGCGCTTCGCGATACCCATCGCGCTTATCCGGCTCGGCTTTCTTCGGTGTCTGTCCCGCAATCATATGATCAAGCAATTGACCGATGAGACCGAGCGCGTCGACTTGATCGTCATGCTTACCGGAGGGAAATGCCAAAAGCTCGCTTCTTAGTTCCGGATACCACGGAGCATGAGTCGGAACATAGAGCCCATGCAAGGCCATACGACCACGAATCGACTGCGCTCGAACCGCCTTGTTCCCTTGCCGCGTTGAGAACTGCTCACGAGCAACGTAGGCCTTCCGCTTGTGCATCTGAGCGTTCAGGAATGGGCCAATCGCCGATTTGATCTGGCCGGTTTCTTCAGCCCATCCCATTGGCTTCCATTCCAGTACCAGATCGCAGAAGGCATCAATCCAGACGTCGCCTTGTTTCTGGCCCCGCCACAGGTCTAGAAGATACATCCGCTCTTCGGGATCGAGCCCGACCACCGCATGGACGGTGTAATCACCACCGTCATCCGTCACGGCATAGTCTGATCCGCCATAAACCGTTAGCGTCGTTCTGGCAGGGGCCTTGTCGTAGGGCTTCAGCCAATCGGACTTGAAGTAGGTTCCTTCGTCCGGTGTCGGGTTCTGTAGGTACAGAGCCGACCAATCGGCAGCCTTGGTGTTTCGCCTGATGCGTTCAAGCGCTTTGATCGGATATTTTTCTGGCCAGAGCGCTATTCCAGCATCCATGTCCGGCTTCAGCTCGACAACTTCCCATTTGTCCCCGCCAGCAACCTCTTGCGCGCGCAGCATGCCAGTCAGATCGTCTTCGTGCATCCGATGATTGATAAGAACGATCGCACCGTTTTCCTCAAGTCGGTTATAGACCGTCCCCGTATACCAATCCCAAACGTTCTTGCGAGCCGTCTCATTCCTGGCATCGGCCATCGTACCGAACGGATCGTCGATCATGAACACATGAGCGCCGCGGCCCATCACGGCCGCTCCGACGCCGATCGCATAATACGATCCATCTTTGTCCGTGTTCCAACGACCCTTGGCCTTGCTGTCCTCGGCTAGCCGCGTTTCGAACAGAACGCGATATTGCGGGCCGGAAATGATGTTTCGGACGTCGCGGCCAAAGTCTTCCGCCAGCGACCCTGTTGCCGAAGACGATATGAACTGGCGATGCGGGAACTTACCCAGATATCGTGCTGGAAACCGACGGGACGCCAATTCCGATTTTCCGTGGCGCGGCGGAACCAGGAGCATGAGACGATCAATCTCGCCGCGCTCCACACGTTCAAGCTGTTCGGCGATAGCGCAATGAATCTTGGCGGTCTTGTAACGGGGGTTGGTATACTCGGTGAACCCGATCAAGCTATCCTTCGCCGCCACCCTGCGCTCGATCTCGATCATCGCGGCTTCGCGATTCAGCGATGAAGTTGACCAGTTCTGCAGTTGTCCAGTCGGTTGCATCTTTCTTGAGACTCACATCGGTCTTGCTCGGCGCCTTGAAGCCATGCATGTCGCGAAGCTGTGCCAGGGCGGCAAGCGCATCGTCGCGCTCAAAGTGCACAAGTTCTCCGGTATCCTTGTCGAACTTGAAGGTCGAGATAATCGGAGCGAGTTCGGATGCCTTGACCGCATCCCAGTCGATGAGTGGGGCTTTCGACTTCACTTCCCGATCCAGCTTATCTCCCTTGCCGGCGACGAGCACGACGCGCTCGACCATCTCGGTAAAGTCGAAGATGTTCCCGAACGCTGCGATCGCCAAACGCTCTTCGATCCGCGCGCGTTTCGCCGCAATCATCTCTTCGTCATGGCCGCAGGATCGATAATACGCGATCCAAGACTGCACGCGCTTGTTGCGCTCCCACTTCGTAGCATGGCCGTTCTCGACTTTGCCGCCAGCGCGCCGACAAGCTTCAGCCTGCGGAATCCCTAGCGAGCGCTCGAAGGCGTAGGCCTTCGGCTTTGGCTTGATATCGCGCGGTACCTGTTGCAGTGCGGTAGACATCGGATTCCGATTAATTCCCGATTGACTAAATTTCGTCCATTTTAGAAAAACGAGCCGTCCGAGTCAACTTGGAGGAAAACCACGGACGGCTCGCAAGTCTAGGGAGGAAACGCCTGGGAGGGCGCAGCAGTCGTGGGACCGCTACCCTATGGCATGAAAAAGCCCCGCTTTGGGCGAGGCTTGGAGGTAGTCTGTGGACTATAGTCAGGCGTGCAAGTAGTTCTTTCATCCGTGTGCTGGCAGGGTGCCGTGGACTGAAGAAAGAACGAACACGGAATTAACGTTAAACATCCGCATGTTCTGGGTTTGTATATGAACGAACCACGCCGCCCGACTCCTGCTCAATGCAGGAGGTCCGAAACGATCTCTCTGATCGCCGTCCAGAGACTGGAGTGAGCATCCCCTTGGCAGGGGGCAGAATTCTCACACTCGCTGGATCTGATGCGGAAGCGCTTCGACTTTCACCTTCCGCCCCATCAGAGATACTTCGACCACGATTCGACCCTGTCTTGCAAGCGCAATGATGCGGCCAGGAGGCCAGCGGCGGCGGGTATCGTCGATGAAACGGACCTTTTCCCCAACCTTGAAGTCGTGCTTGATGGCCTCCTTGAGGCATTCCCTGGAGGCCACAGGCGTGTTGCGGCTGATCTCGATCCGCTTCAGGGTCAGGATATCCTCGTCCTCGAGCAATAGCGGATTGCCGGAATCGGATCGCACGACGTCGATGGCGCCCACGATCCGCTTCAGGAACTCGGTGAAATCGCAATCGTCGATCATCGGCGTGAACACGTAGCCAGGTACGATCCCGATGCGCTTGATGCGGCGCACCGGCGCATCGTTCTTGATCTGGCGGGTGACGATCAGTTGCTCGAAGCTCGGCAAGCTTGCCGATCGACCGTGCCGGCGGAA